ACATTCTTAAAGACGGTATACCCGCCGCTAGCTTCCTCAGCGTTCTTGCCACTCTTCCGCGTTTCCTCACCAAGCTCGCTAGCGGACTTGCCAGCCTTGTCCATGTCAGGCGACAAGCTCTTAATTTCAGCATCGGTCTTGTTGATGTCAGCCTGAGCCATGTTCATCTGAGTGCGCATCTTCGACATGGCGATTTCGTTGGAATTGATAGCTGCGGAAGACTTATCAACATCTCGCGCTAGATTAGCCACGACTTTCGCCTGAGCCTGATACTCAGGACTGGACTTTCCTAGGCTAGCCTCGATCTGAGACAGTTTCTGCTTCTCGGTTTCCAACGAAGCGACAAGATGCTGATGCTTGGTATTATTCGCAGTATATTGTGCAGCCATAGCGCGATAGCTCGCGTTAAGCACAGTGAGCTTTTCCTTCTGAGCTTCCAGCTTTGACGTGAGCACCTGCGTTCGTGCCGTGAGCGCCGCCTGAGACGTGTCACTCTTAGCATACTGAGAGCTGACTACCTTCATCTCGGAACCGACTTCACGGAGATTCTGCGATATTCGCGCCAAAGCCGCACGATACTCGGATTCACCGGTAAGCTTGACGGCACCACCAAAACCACTCATCGCGACACCTCACTTTCGTACTTCCAATGGTATCCACCTGCCGTGTGGCTTTTGCCCTTGCAACACTTGATTATCTCAGAATGGCCAATACCTGTAGCTCGTTCAGCATTTCTAGTGCTTGAGAACACGCCCCCAGTCTCAATGCAGACTACTTTTTTCTTCGACTTCCTAGATTCCATGAGATGCTTTGTCTCGGCACTATGATGTTTCCCAAAGAATGGATTGCGATTGCCTGAATTATGCTCAGAAAGCTTCACTCTTGCCGATTCACTTGTCTCGACAATTTTCCCACCTTGGAGAGCATTGTATCCGACTTCAGGATTAGTCAAATCCCATTTATCAATCAATCTTTTTTCTTGATATGATGCTTCTTCCTTTGATAATCCAGTGAAGAGGATTTCGTGGGTGAAGTCCTCCCACCCATAGCGTTCAATGTCAGCCCAGAAGCGACTATGCCGCTTGTAGTGTTTCCCGTTTTGCCACCTGTCATATGGGTTTTGCTTTGTCACACCGACATATTTCTTGCCGTTGTGTTTGTTCGTATGGCAATATACGGTATACCCAGCCATTAGAACACACCTCCTAGAACCATTCCTCTTCTCTATCCTGCTTAGCCTTCACCTGATCGTAAGTAGTGTTACCTGCTCTCAGCATGCTCTCCGTATCGAAGACCTGCTGATAAGCGTGATAACGCCCCATGAAATCCTTGAGCGTCAACCGCATAACCTCACGGTCAGAAGCCAGCCCAAGACGTGCCCGGCCAACAAAAAGAATCCACGCGAAATCAATGGCCGGGTCTTGGTCAAAAATCACGTCATCGTCGTGGATCACTCGTTTTTTGAGCCGTCCTCAGTGGACGCAGTAACAACGCCCTGCATCTGCTTAGCGATGGCATCCATACCTACAGTGCCGATCAGTCGCCCTACTTGCTTCAATGTCAACGGCTTAATATCCGTGTTATTGTCCTCGTTATCGATATCAATGCCTTCATTGAGCATCGCCGCGAACCCGAAGATTACCGCTTTCGCGTTCGGCTCGCCATTCTCGCCTTCGGTCTGTTTGCCCCACTCGTCAAGCGACCCATATTCCTCTTGGATTGTTTGCATCACATTCAGATTAAAAGCGAGATGGTATTCCTGCCCCTTGTATACAATTGCATCATTCTTTTTCTTCGTAGCCATGATATTACCTCCTAAAAGTAAGGGCATGACATTTCTCATGCCATGCCCTATTATCCCACAGAATCACATCAGCTATGAGACTCTGGAGTGGTCGTGGTGGACGCGCCAGCCTTAGCCGCCAACTTGTCTTTCACCCACTTCACGGCGTCATCTTTCGTGTCGAAATTCCCGGAATCCGACCAATCACCATTAGCCAGAGCGACCGCAGTGCCCTCGATTTCCGGGGTTTTGAAGTCCACACTCTCGCCCTTGGTTTCATCATCTTGACCGGGCTCCGTGAACCGCACCTTATACAGGAACTCTCCCTTATAGACGTGCTTGTTGTTGACCAGCTTAGTAATAACACGCCCCAAACCAACGTAAGGCGCAACATCATTGACATTACGGGTCATCACGCCACCCGGCTCCGACAACTTATGCCCAAGAATCTCAGCAAACACCGTGATATCATCATCAGCCACACCGAGCGTGACCTTGCCAGACTGGAATGAGGAATCCGATTCAGCAAGCGCATCGTCCGCGTACAGTTTAGCGTCATTATTTGACGAGTCCACCTTCGCGGAAACAGCCTTGCCAAAAGACTTGGCACCACCATAGGAAGGCGTGCCGTCAGCACCCTCGGTCAGAATCCCATACCAAATATTGGTCAATCCAATTTGTGCCATTTTCACCAGCTCCTTTCACGAGCAAAATTAAGCGTGACATGCCAATACTCCGTGTCGGTCTCGTACATGTCCCATTTGCTGCGGGACGGTTGCCACGTCCACCCCGCACTCTCTAGTCTATCCCTCACCGCATCAGCAATAGCAAGATAATTAGACTTTGAATAGATGTCAAAATCATAATATGTTATCCATGCTTGCAGACTATCGTCGGCGGCTAGCGTGTTGTTATCGTCCTCACGTGAGAACACCACATACGGTTGCCCGTGTCCGTCATAATGTTGGAATGCTACGGGGATAGACATGCCGCCAACCGTAAAATCCTTGAAAATCGTAAGTATTGTCTCGTTCACGTGATTTTAAACTCCCTTTCGAATTTTTCGAGCCACTCGTCCTGCTTTTTTTGCATCGCAGTCTGGACATTCTTGGCCTTGAAGCTCTTACGCACGAACGGACGCTTTTTCACCTTGTTGTCGCTTCGCCCATACTCGAAGATGTTGCATACAAGCTCCGCAGGAGTCCGCACACCACGCTTATTGATAAAGTAGCCATAGAAGGCAACTTTTGTGTTGATACCGTCATCACTAGGTGTCTTGTACACCTTAGTAATATGCAAGCATGACATAATGTCGGAATCAAGGAATGACGCTGGAGCATTAGCCTTGATGTTTTTCAGCACCTGCTCAGCTCCGGCTTGCGTCATCTCACCGAGCATGTCTTTCGTCTCCACATTCATACGCTCGAATGCCTTAATCATATCAGTTGGCAGTTCCATTTCAAATTTAGCCATCAGTGCATCACCACCTTTGCTTGTATCTCTAATTCAATACCCGCTTCATTCACATTATTCAAATATTGGATTGTGTAAGTCTTGCCATTGTATTCAATCAGCATATCCCGGTCGATAGCCACAGTTCCGGGATAGCGAATCGTGAAATTCGTCAGTGCCTTCTCAAAATCCGAATCATTCTGAATCAGCGTGAAGCCGCTTGTTGTCTTTACCGTCGCGTATGCTTCGAGGATTGTCTCGCGTGTAGACGTTGGGAAACCGTCTTTATCAGTTGTCTGCACGTCCTTGACAATCCTGATACGCTTGTCATATCGTCCGGCATTGGTCATCATTGCTCACCGCCAGACGGCAAAAGATTAACACTGTGCATGTCGAGGATTGACTGCACGGTAAGGTTCGGCGTATTCGTGTCCGCATAGATTGTGCGGTTGTCGTACATATCCTGCGCGAGCGCTAGCGCGGCGATGACAAAGTCCGGAGACTTGTCCAAGTCAGCCGCGCTAAGCCCAGTGTACTTCGTCATGTAAGCCGGGACAGCCTTGATGATGGCGGCAAGCAGAGCATTGTCAGCGTCGGACGGGTCGGCAATCCGCAGGTAATCCGCGAGTGCTTGCACCGTAATATCCGATACCTTGCTAATCTCCATCTTTGCCACCACCATTCAGACTATTCTTCGGCTTTTGTTGCGGTTTTCCTAGTCCTGCCCTTCGTAGGCTTGACTTCCTCAATGTATCCGGCTCGCAACAAGTCGGCTACAAGGTCAGCGTCCTTAATCTCCCGCGTCTCACCCTCACACATGGAGATTGCGCCGCTGAAAGACTTCAACGCTTTATGCACCTGCCATCACCAGCTTCGCCAGCTTCTGAGCGTCCTGCACCTTCGCGTCGAATTCAAACCACGCGACCACGCCGGTCGCGTGCTCGTCGGCGTACTTCTCACGCAGAATCTGCGTCGAAATATCCTCGGAGAATTTGACTGCGAGGCCGGTCAAGTCGCCGTAGTAGATGGCGGTCTTATCGCCAGCCATGTCAGCCATGTTGTCGGACACGTAGACAGGCTTGCCGAGCAGCGTAGAACCGAAGGGCGCAGTGATATCGTCCTGAAGCAGGTAATGACCATCGGTGCCCTTGAGCAAGCGCAGCGCAGTACGGGTTGCCGGGGACATGATAAAGATGGCGTTCTGCTGGTACACGTCCTTGACGGCATCCTTCAGTCGCACTACCTCGTCGGCAGTGATGGCAGTCGCGGCAGCGGCAGTCACCTTGTTGTCGAGAGTGGACAGGCCAGTGACCTTACCAACAGTACCATTCAGCAGTTCGCCTTCGATGAATCGCGCGATATCCTCGCCCATCTGATTCACGACGAAGGACACGATATCAAACTGGCTATTGTTAATCAGCGAGTTGGAAATCTTGGAGAGAGCGCCAGCGAGGAAGCCGCCAAGCTCGATGCTAGCAAACTTACCATTAGAGGACGCAATCGGGCTAAATTCGGTCTGATAGGCGACCTTGATGGAAGAAGTGGACGTGTCATAGTACGGAAGCTGGAGCTTGCCCTTGGTATTGTAGCGCTGAGCCTTAGCCAGCACCGGAGACACATCATAGACCTTCTTGATAATCTGGTTGGCAATCGACGTGGGGATGACCGCGCCATTATCGGTGAGCGTCAGCTCGCCAGCACGCTCCTGCATCAGCTTGTCGCCGCGCAGATACGCCTCGAATGCGCGAAGCTCACGCGCTTCGGTATCCTGTGGCTTGTCGGTGTTATTATCCATTGGCTTTGCTTCCTCCTTCGGCTGCTTATCGTCAGCACCCAGCTCGTCATTAATCTTGAGTGCAGCCTTAATCTTGCGCACATCGTCGCGGATTTCAGCCAGCTCAGCTGCCTCGTCATCGGTCAGTTCGCGCTTCTCGGTTTCCGCGCCCTTGAGGATTTCCTCGGCGCGGGTAATCCGCTCGTTCTTTCTCTCAATCATGTTTTTAAGCTGCATGATTAATCCTCCTTAAGTTCAGAAATGAGATTTTCCCATTTACTGTAATCAATTGTACTATTGTTTTCTTCGGAATCATCGCGTGTATTCTGCGGTTCTTCCTCAGTCTTTTCAACCGGTTTATCTGCCGGTTTTTCTTCGGTGATTTCCGGCTTGTCATCGGTCATCGCTTCACCGGTGTTAAGATGCACCGTGTCACCGTCTGCGTCTCGCGCTTGGATAAGCGTACCGTCGTATGCCGGGACTTTGCTCCGGTCAAGGATTGACACCTCGTAGAGATCAAGGTCTTTCACGTCGCGGGTCATCATGCCGTTCTCATCGTGCGTATCCACGTCACGATCGGTAAAACCGAAGCTCCACCCCACAAGGTCGCCGCGCTTGGCTTTCTCGATCACGTCGGCATCAGTGATTGTCGCTTTCGCTCGCAACCCGATATTGTCTTCATGCAATTCGAGATTGCCCTGCTTGGTAGAGCCAAGATCGCGGTTAGTGTCGTGGTTAAGCAGGACGTGGATATCGTCGTTGCGTTCGATGGCACGTTTGAAAGCACCGGCCTTGATACGCTCACGGAATTTGCCGATACGCGAATTCAGCGGTTTGCTGAGCCGTTCGATACTGTTGACGTAGCCGTCGATTTCAACACTATCATTTCTGATATTGATTCTCATTATCTGCACCTCCTGCATCAATGATACCGTTAGCTGTCACCGATTTGTCATCGATAAACACATCAGCGTCAGGCTTATTGTCTAAGATTCCGTCGAATGTCAAGCCCGCCTGTTTGCACCGGTCGATCGCGTCCTGCCTGTCTTTGCCGGTTCGCGCCGTCCACAACATGAGCCTGTCACCTTGAGCCTGTAGCGTCTTGAGCTTGTCTACGATTTCAGGCTTCGGATACCCATTGTGCGCGATTGTTTCGTCATAGTCCACGGCAATTGTCCTAGGCTCCGCCCGGTTCTGTCCGTTGCCGGTATCAGGGAATTCAAGCTGATTATCCTGTTGCGCTGTCTTGACTGAATCGGTGTTAGGCGTGTAGATTTCGCCGGTAGCCGTGTTGTAAAGCACAGAATCAAGCCCAAGGTTGATATAATCCATGCCATCAATCACGTTCATATTCTCGGCCTGACGCATTTCATTGATCGTCATGATGCCGCACTGCTTGGCAAGCTGATACGTCTCATAACGTTCTTTCAGCGATGCCTTGATAATCTCCTTGGTATCAAACGCAAAATAATATTTCTTCTTCTCAGATTCCAAGAGCAAATCACGATTAAGAGCAGTCTCAAAAGCGCGAATAATCGGATAAATAGCAAACTTAAAAGTCTCCTCAAAATTATCCTTGATATGAAAGATATTATTTATTTCATCTTCAAGTGTTTTCTTGCTCTCATTCAACTGCATCTCAACACTTGAATTTGATGCTTCTTGGAATTCAAGCCCATTGTTCAAGACAACGACATTCTCGGAATTGTTCGCGTAGAGGTTCCGCCATGCGTTCTTGAGGATGTCGATTTCCTCCTGACCCAGCTTACGGGTAGCTTTGAGGAATCCCTTCTTATTCCCGCCGCTCTTGACAAGGCAAAGCTGAAAAAGCAGCGTCTGATAAGCAGTTTCCAGCGCTTTGGACACTTCGGCGGTAAGTCCTACTCCGCTTGCCCCATCCTTGGTATTCCTAAGCAATTTCACGAATTCAAAAGGCTTGTAGATATCCGCGCCTACAAGAATGTCATAATCCTTGTGGATGGGGTCGGCGTTAATGTTGATCGAGACATTCTGTGTCGCCACGTAGTAAAGCCCTGTCACGTCATTGCGGCTCCGTTCGATATAGCAGTACCCGCCCTTATCGAGCAGATAATCCTCGACCATTGCTTTCTTGAGTTGGAATCCGTCGAGCGTATCCCCAGTGTCGCCATTGAGCATGGTGGAGCGCACATCGTCCACCCGCTCCACGTTACCCTTCTTAATCCTGTAGAGATACACCGGCATGCTCGCAATAGCACCGGAAATAAAATCGACAGCACCGCTCACAGCCGGTAGCGTCATAGCCTTCTGCCGGTCAATCGGTTCACCCGTCAACAATGCACGCAAGAGCACATCATTCACCTGCGGTTCAGCCACCGGTTCAACATCTCTTTTATGCCGATTAAAAAAGCCCATCATAACACCTACCTTATACTCTAGATTTTACCTTAGATTACTTGGACAACAACACCGCCATCACCAAGCACATAATCCTGCTGCAAGAGGTACATGGCGTTAATCATCGACACAACCATATCCACTTTGCCCTTCGATTTCTTTTTATGCACGTAGAGGTTCATGTTGCTATCGTAAGTGCATCGGGCGTTCTGGAAGTTGATCTCAAGTAGACGGTTCGGCTCATAAGCGAATTCCTCCTTGAGTATCTTTTCTTTCAGCCACTTCGTCGGCGGGTGCAAGACACTCGAATGCTGACGAATCTCAACCGTGTTGTATCCCGCTTCCTCCAATTTTTGCGCGGTGCTCATGGCATTCCAGCGGTCATAGCCGATGGCTTGAATCGTCACGCCATACTTATCCTCAATGCCCATAACGAAGTCCTCGACTGCCTTGTAGTCGATGATCTTACCTCCGCACGCTACACACTTGCCAGCGGCAATATACTGCCGGTAGTCGATTTTTTCATAGGCGTTCTTCTCGTCAATCCTGTCGGCTGGAATAAATGCCACGGAATCGGCAAGCACCGTGCCGTCATCGTCCACGCTCACCATCGACACCGACGTGTTATCGTTGGTCATGGACAAGTCAAGCCCAAGATACACCGTGCGACCTTGCCAGTCGATATGACTGACCTTGCACGCTTGCACATCAGCAACATCGACATACGTCTCCGTGCCCTGCCCCTGATAGATGATATTGCAGTGCTTCGTCAAGAAATTTTCACGCGCACTCTCGACAGCGATAGCGTAGGCGCGCTTCTTCTTCAAATCCTCCCAGATTTCCGGTATCTCCAAGGACACTGGATTAGCTTGCCGCATGATAAGGTCATCAGTTGTCCAGTCCTTGGTTTCATCAGGCTCATAAAGCAATGAGAAGCGTGTATCGTCTTCAATCAAACCATCAAGTACCTTCTTGCAATAGCCGACTTCATCTTCAAAAGGATTATCAATAGTCGGGTATTTTGTAGAAATAATAAAGCCCAATTTATTCAGGATATTAAGCTGTCCCGACCTCATAGCCTCGATCGCGTAAGACGTTGGGAGAGCACCCACCTCGTCAGCGCAGAACGCATTAGGTAAGCGCCCATCCATGCGTGACGTGCTATAAGACAGAGGGATATAGGTCGTGCTGAAAGGCTTGAATGTGATGCTGTCCCGTAGAATCTTCCACCGCAGGGAATCACCAAAAGCATACACGTCTGGAGAGCTTTTAAGCGTCTCGCTAATTGCTTCACGCACCTCACGCGACAGAGTACCGTCTGGAGCCACGGAGTAAAATTTACTAAAACGCGGTTCAGTCAGGAACAAGAGTATGAAAATCGTGGCGATTGTATACGTCTTGAAGTTCTTACGTGCAATCTCCAAGAGACAAGTCTCATACTTACGCTTTGCCGGGTTATCCCTGCGCACAGTGCAGAGCGTAGCGATGTAGAAAAGCCACTGATACCCGGTAGTGCAATCATACAGCGGTTGCCCTGCACGCAAACCTTTAGGCATACGGAGCAATTTAAGAATCGCGTACAGTTGCTTCACCTTGCGGGTGCTGACCTTATACGTCTCGTCCTTGCCGTCGCAGATATCCATCCACTGACGCATCTGCTTCTTCACGTACTTCGGTGTCGTATCAGCGTCGATGCACTGCAAGCAGTACTCATACGCCTTATTCTTCATCGTCCTCGTCCTCCGTTTCGCCATTAATCAGTTCAAGCAGCGGGTCTTTAACCTTATCCTTGTCCTTGTCACCGCCGAATTCCTTGACAATCTTCATGAGCGTCTGCACAGTCTTATTCGCGGAATCAGCGGTACGGTTATAAGCATTGACAGCAGGATTCGAGTACAGATTTTTCCTACCCTTGACATATTCTTTTTTCACCAGCATACCGTCCTTAGCCATTGATTCCTCAAGCTGCGCCAATATGCCAATCTGCACCTGATAGCGTTTAAACGTGGTCACGAAAAAGTAGTTTTCCTGCACGCCAGCGTCCTCAGCCATCGCGACAATCTCATCCGCCTTCTCCTGCAACGATTTATCCTTATCCATAGCGTAAAACCTCCTAAATAAAAGACCTATACACCCATTATCCCACCCATTTAAGACACTCAAAACCTTTTAAATTATTTTCAGAATAAAACAAGCATTTTACAGCAATATAAGCCCGGAATTCCACAAAAACCCCCTGTATTGTCTACTTAGTGTCTGGGGATG